ATCATTGTCAACAATCTAAAGCTTCTCTACACTAGAGAGAAGAAGTATAACAAAAAAATAGAAAATTATATTGAAAGAAAGAAAGATGATTTCATTTAACCTTCAAGGTTTTCATAATCATCGGAAGATAATCCTCAGAATTAACTCCCTTACGAGTTAATCGAACTAACTGAGGCAACTTGGTAGTGTTATAAATAACAAAACTATGAGGCATATGAAAACTATCCACCACATATAAGGGTGGCCCTTTATCACATCCCCCATACTTAGTTTTGATTTTGGATATCAGAGACTCACAAAAATCATCCCAAAGGGAAACAAACAGAATATTAATAGGATGATTATCTTTTTTGTTAGATTTAATAAGCTTGTTTAAATCGTTTTCCTTTTTAAGGAACCTTAATTGATACGTCATTTATTATATTTTTCAATATCGTCGTTTAGTGTCTTTTTAATGGATCCTCGATCCATAAAGTTTGCTGGAGTAGTCGCGGGGATAGCTCCCGATACATCATGCTCAAGCTTTGCAGTCTCAGCTAGTTTAATCTCCCCGTCCTCACCCTCAAGGACGGTGATTCCAGAAGCCGCAAGTTCTTCTCTGTTCTCAGAAGCGTATTTCTGAACCATCTCAGACAGTTGCTTGTTTAACGCTTCGATTCCAGTAATAAAGACGGTCTTAATAAAATCATCGTTTGTAATCTCTACTGGTTTACACACATCAGAAAAGTTCTTAAAGGCCAAAGCCTCATCTTTCGAAAGTTTAATTTGTAGCTTCATACGATTTTTGCTCCGATCATCTATGCGAATTCTCCACTTACTTACATCGAGTTTAATATTTGTCTGGTCGGGATCCATCTTACTATTATAGTGAGGGTAAACAATTATGAAAGATAATTACGATATTTCTACATTGAAGAAGAAAAAACGAGTAAACAGTAGGGCTAAGGGCTCATCATTTGAACGGACCACAGCCAAGCTACTTAATGATAGATTCAACACCACAGAATTTTCAAGAACTCCTGGCTCTGGTGCCTTCGCCACAACGCACACTCTTCCAGATCACCTTAAAATTTATGGGGATTTAATCACACCACAAAACTTTAAGTATTGTATAGAATGTAAAAAAGGATACAATAAGGAAAACTTATATAGTTTATATAATTATAGTTCAGACTTCTGGAAATTTATAGATCAATGTGAAAAAGATTCGGAAAAATGCCAGAAGATACCTATGGTAATATTTAAGCAAGATAGGCAGCAAACATTAACTATAGTACCCTATGATATATTATATCAATCTAATAATTATATAGAGATACATAAAGAAGATAAAATATATAGAATATATCTATTCAATGATCTTCTTAAAGAGCCTGACTACGCTTGGATTGATTGAGAATATTTTCTAAGAGTTTCATCTGACCCTCTAAGAACTTGTAAAGAGTACTCTCTTCTTGAGTATTAATTTGTAGGTTAAGTTTCTCCACCGTAGCTTTATCAATTTTCGTAAGACTTCTAGTTAATCTTTTACCCGCGCCCCATTGACCTTCTTGGCTAAAGGAAATACTTATACCATCAGGAGTAGTTAATATTGCCGTAGTTCCTTTAATATTAACTACTAAAGTTCCAGCACTATTAGCTTGAGCAACTGCTTCTAACGCTGCATTATGAGAAATAACATATGATTCACCAGAATCTTCAGTTATTAACTGACTCATAGAAGTTACATTAGCTCCACAAATTAAAGCCATTCTAACTAAAGAATCTTGTGCAGCCTGATTTCCTATATCTATTTCATCTTTAAGAGATTTAAATCTAGCTTCACGCCGAACTACTTCTTGTGTTCTTTGTTGGGTAGAGGTATCACCATAGTCTCTATAATCACCACTCCCTTTAAATAAAGCTTTCCCTAAAGCTGATTTACTTAAATCATCAAAACTTAATAGACCCTTAATAGAATCTGCTACAGTCTTTAATCTAGCCTCAGGTTTAACACTTTTTATCTTACCATCAGCATCGAGATAGGTCGCGTAGTCGCTAAGGGAAGCTGTTGCTTTCTCTACCTTATCTTCAACACCTCCCATAAACTCTTTCGCTGCCTCTAACCTAGAAGTGTCATCTCCAAATTGCATAGACTGTATAGTATTAAGAAAACCAGGAGCAAGATTTTTATCCTGTGTTACTTTTTCAGAAAAGATATCAATCATCCGTGAGGTAGTATTGATCTCTCCAATTTTGACTTTATGGATTTCCTGTAATCTCTTCTGTCCCATACCTACAGACCAACTCCCATCCTCCTGGGGCTGGGCTGAAGACCCAATCAAATTAGCAGCCGCTTGAGCCCTGGCTTCATCATTATATGTAAGTAAAGTGTCCGTCCTATCTCCAGTTATGACATCTCTACCAGCAGGGATAACACCATCAGCTTGAACGCTCCGAACAAAGCTTAACTGCATACTAAGCTCATTTAAAAACCAGTCTCTCAGGGCAATATTATCTTGAGCAATTCCCGCTTGTTCTAATAGGATATCATTATCAAACGACTCGTCTAATCCTAAAGCCACATCATCTTTAGTCTCTTGAGTAGCAGCATACGAAGTTAAAAATTGGCGTTTCCTTCCTATCTCTTCTGCAATCTCTCTAAATGCTGCCTTTCTTTCTTTATTATTTGTCGAAGCTAATAACCTAATTCCTGTTTGCAAAATAAGTTCATTAAAGGTTCCTTTAACAGCATTGATTTCATTTGGAGATAAAGTATCAGAAATTACTTCAGTAAGATCTGGGTCATCACAATCTTGATTCAGTCTATCAATAGCCGCAAACTGTAAAGCGTTTGGCTTAATTGTAACCCCTTCCGTAGAACTATCACCAAAAAGAACAAGCCTATCTTTATAGAATCCTACCTTAGAAGTTATAGTTTCACAATCCCCCTCACCTGTTAGAAAATTAGTTAAAGCAGCGTGAGATTCTGTAACTGCCTGGAGTAATCCTATTTCTAACGGACCAACCCCAGTCTGCTTCCCAGTCTCAGGGTCTACAGTAATTGCTTGGCCCTTAGATAATTTATATTCAAGCCCAGACTTAGAAGCTCCTCCTAGGTAGGCAGCAGGGCGACCACATAAATTCTTAAGAGACCCTTCCATATTCTTGGGGTCTAGGTTAGAGCAAAAGTCTATAAGGGATTTCTCAGACCTTACTAGATGAGTTAAAATAACTTTCAAGTCTTCGGGATTTCTACCTGCTAATTCAAAAGCACCTCCAAGGTGTTCAAGTTTGGCAAGTCTTTCCATCTCTGCTTGTTGGGCTAGTAATTTTTCCTGCTCTTGTTGCTCTTGATCTTGCTCTAAGGAGGTCTTTGAGGTATTAGTTAGCTCTGATTCTCCTGCTAATTTTTCAACAAACTTATTGTATGCATCAGGAACTCGTTGAACAGTTTTAGTTTGAGTATCAAACCTATCAATAGAAAGAATGCCACCGTGAGGACCCAAACCCTGCACCCCAACCGAACCATTATTTATGTTCCTGTAAATAGTTAATCCAGTAGGCTCTCCTAAAACATTATTTACCTTAAGACCATTGGTAGTAATTTCTTGGGAAGCAATTGAAGGAGCATCGTTGATAGCAGCATCAGCTACTTGTTGAGCTTTCTGCATTGTGGCAGCATCAGTTTTAGGTTCTGGCTTCTCTTCTTTTTTCTTTTTCTTATCTTTCGCTTCTGTAAGATAAGTAAGCTTAAAGGTTCTCTTCTTAAGTTTGTCGTAGCTTTCCAATAATTCTGAGAAATAGTCCATATTACATTATAGATAAATAAAATGGACCCAGCCTGACGATACCAACAGACTGGGCCTTAAACATTTATGCACCTACCCTAATTAAGAAGTTGGATTAGCATAGTTGTAGACATTCATGAAATCATACTTGAAGTTCACAGTTAATTGGTGGAACTGGTTTGTTGCATAATTAAACTCAGAAGCAGCCCAGGAGGTTGGATAAACTCCATAAAGCTCAACCGTTGAATGTGGGGTCATAGTATTATCTAACATAACCACCTCTACTTTATCAGCTTTAAAAGTTTGACCAGCAGTACCTCCAGGTTGTGCGCTCTTCGTCATTTCTCCGGTAAGAGGGTCATAAGTATGACGGAAGTACCTATACAGATCAGAAGCAGCCTCTCTGAGATACAGGTTATCAAAGTCCACAGTAAGTTCACCAGGGGTAGTTTTACCAGGATAGAAAACCTTATCGTTAACTCTATCAATGACGATAGCTTCATTCTTCATCTCTAAGCCCCCAATCTTCTTAGCAGCTAGAGTTAGATCAGCCTGGTTTGTAATATCTTCAGGAAGACCGAAGAAATGAATTTCAAACTGATAAGCCCTTACTGAATCTAGATCAGTAGATATAGTAGGAAGACCTTTACCTGGAGTAAAATTTCTTCCGTATTTAGTCTTGTAATATGATGTTGCCATTTATTATTTCCTTATAAGCTTCCTAACTGAGCCGATTGATTAGTCAGGTTAATTTCGAAGATGAGGATCTCAGCAGTTTTAGTAGGCTTAATGAGAACCTTAGTCCAAAGTTCGTTACGGTCAATTCTCAGAGGAGTATTCACACTTTCATCACATACAACACGGAACTCAGTAATACCTCTTCTTCTACGAATATCATCGAGGAAGGGATTAAGGACACCCTCGATTTGTGCCCAGGTAAACTCATCGTTTGGTTCAAAGACAAACCTCTGAGTTGCCAGAAGAATAACCTTACGAATGTAAATCATTAGTCTACGAATATTAATTCTATCCAAAGCCGTGGGACTTCGTTGAGTAGTTCTTTGACCGAAGATTGTAATGCCCTGCTGTGGGAAGGAAACGATTGGGTTAACAACATTTCCACCACTGTACATACTATCTCTATCACCTTGGTTCAGTTTGACTTCTACCTCAGTAGGCTTCGTCAGTCTACCTCTGCGATATCCAGCAGGAGCGAACCAGCTATCAGCCACAGTATCAGTGAAGGCCATCTGACGCGCACCATAGATTGAAGGATCTAACCAACGATCTAAACCATCAAAGACACTAAAAACTTTTACCCAAGGCCAGTAGATGGCAGCGTAAGAACTATTTATTGCAGCAGTTCTGGATCCCGCAGTACTAGAAGACTTACCATTACTCCAGTCAATTGCATCTTGAACAGTTCCGACTGCGTAAGGGGGAGCTACGAGAGCTATAAAGTTTTGAGTAGTCTCAGCCAAGGTTATAAGATTATTTTGAACAGACTGAGTAGCAATACCAGGAACAAGGGCTATCCCTATATTCAGTACTTGCTCATCCAGAGATTGCATTCCAGTCTTAGGATCAGTAGCAGCATCCCCAATCAAAGAAGCCGCTGCTGTACCTGCTTCAGCACCATTTGTTCCACCGGCTAATGCAGTACCCGTAGCAGGGACAAGTTTATTAAATCTAGAGCCATTCTCAGACGATTCTGTTAGTAGTAAAGCGGTTCCAACTCCATCAGCATTAGCGGAAGGTTCTAACCACTGCGAAGTTATATTAAAGACAGTAGTTCCCATTAAGGATCCCAGCAATCCCGTGTAATCAGTAAGTTCGGCAGCGGTCGCATCCGAATCATCTTTATTTAAATTACCTTTAATGATATCAGATGTAGTGTTTGTTTCACCAGTATTAATAGCAGTTTCAATGAAGACACCCGATCCAACAAAGCTACACTTGAAAGTTTCATCAGCCGTACCAGCTTCATTAACAATAACATTAAAGTTTTGTGAACCTAAATCCTCCACAGTAATAGTATTACCACTTGCAGTTCCATCAGACTTAGTTCCACCATTATATCCAGTTCCAGGATGCAAGGACTCAATCTTATAATTAGCGGAGTTAGTCCCAGTCACCTGAATACTTCCCCCATAAACTCTTACAGCAGATGCATAAAGTCCAGAGACACCAAAAGCAGTGGCCGCGCTAGGAGCCCAAGATGCCCTCAAAGCGGAGCATCCTGTAGTTCCTGGGGTAAAAGTAGTACTACTACAAGCCGAGACCCCAATAGACGCACCAGAACCAGCAAAGGATCCGACAAGGGCTCCCGAAAGGCCCAGGCCCGCAGCCTCCGCACCAACTCCTCCAGTAAAGAAACAACCGACCTTATCAGCGTCTAAACCACCGCCAATAATCTTTCGAAGAGCTTCACCTTGACTTGTAGCAGTTC